GGCATTTCAACTGTCACCAGGTGTAAATGTATCTGAATATGACCTTACTACCATTGTTCCATCAGTTGGAACAACAGAAGGTGCTATTGCAGGACAATTTAATTGGGGCCCAGCTAACACTATTGTAACAATTTCAAACGAAATTGAGTTGGCCGATCGTTTTGGTAAACCAGACTCTAACAATTTTGCTACATGGTTTACAGCAGCAAACTTCCTATCCTATGCAAGAAATCTTAAAGTAGTTCGTGCATCGAGTTCATCTGACGATAGGAATGCCAATGACGGCGCAGAAGGAATTTATATTCCAAATGAAGAAGTATATAACTATGATTTTGCTGATTTGAGCGCACCTGCTTCTAAAGGAACATTTGCTGCAAGATATGTCGGCGATAAGGGAAATGGACTAAAAGTTTCTGTATTTTCTAATGGCTCTAATCCAACTGCTTGGGCAGCATGGACAAGTTCTTCAGTTAACTTTAAAGCAGAATTTGATTCAATTCCTGGCACATCCAATTTTGTTGGAACACGTGGCGGTTCAAATGACGAAATGCACATTATTGTTATTGATGAAAAAGGTAAATTTTCAGGATTACCTAATACGATTCTTGAAAAGTTTGCCTTTGTATCTAAAGCATCTGATGCTAAAAATGATGATGGTTCATCAAACTACTATGTAAACGTAATTAATGATCGTTCCAAGTTCATTTATGCTGTTAATAAACCATCAGGAAATACATCTAATGTTCTTAGTGTTGGTCTTGTAAGTTCATTTGGATTCTCAAACAATGAAACTGGTTTCATTACTTTTAGTGGTGGTAGCGGAACTGGCGCAAATGCTTCATTTAGAGCAAATTCTGTAGCAAATGCAGCATGGACACCTAGCGGTCTAATTGAATCTATTACAATTACTGCCAATGGCTCAGGTTATCTTGCTGATGATATTGTAACAGCAACAATAGTAGGTGCTAATGGTACTGCAACATTGAATGTAACATTACAACTATCAACTTCTAATGTAATCAGTAATTGGGGTAGTATTGCTTCAAATACAACATTTAATACAGGCCCAAGAAATTCGTATTCATCACTTCTTGCTAATGGTGTTTCATCAACTATTACAAATGGTCAACTTATTGCATCATATGATAAGTTTAAGAATGCGGAAGAAGTTGACATTTCTCTTATTATGACAGGTCCGGCTTCACAAACTGTATCCGAATACATTGTTGATAATATCGTAGAAAGTCGCAAAGATTGTGTTGCTTTCATATCACCTGAACTAACAGATGTTGTTAATCAATCTGGTAACGAAGTAACAAATATATCATCTTACAGAGATTTGTTTAACTCATCTTCATATGCTGTAATGGACTCAAACTGGAAATATCAGTTCGACAAGTACAACAACGTTTATCGTTGGGTACCACTGAACGGTGATATTGCTGGTCTATGTGTAAGAACAGATTTTGAGCGTGATCCATGGTATTCACCAGCAGGATTTAATCGCGGTCAGATTAAAAATGTTGTAAAACTTGCTTGGAATCCAAGTAAAACTCAGAGAGATGAACTATACAAGAAGGGCGTTAATCCAGTTGTATCATTCCCAGGCGAAGGTACAATTCTATATGGTGATAAAACACTTCTTGCTCGTCCATCAGCATTTGATCGTATCAATGTTCGTAGATTGTTTATTGTCCTTGAAAAGGCAATTGCAAGAGCAGCTAAGTACTCACTCTTTGAGTTCAATGACGAATTTACACGCGCTCAGTTCATTTCGCTTGTAGAACCATATCTTCGTGATGTACAGGGCCGCCGTGGTATTTTCCAATATCGTGTAGTTTGCGATCAGAGCAATAACACTCCAGAAGTTATTGACCGCAACGAATTTATTGGTGATATCTACATCAAGCCTGCTAGAAGCATCAACTTCATTCAGCTTAACTTTGTTGCTGTTAGAACTGGTGTTGCCTTTGATGAAATCGTTGGTAAGTTTTAATTAATAAAATGAACATAAATAGATTCAGAGGAGAATAAAATGGCACAATCGTTTAACGTAAGTAATTTTAGATCACAAATGACAGGAGATGGTGCAAGACCTAATTTGTTCTCTTGCAGCATTCCAGATTTACCAGTCAATATTAATGGTGTGAATGGTTCAGAAGTTGCTTTTAACTTTATGTGTAGAGCAGCACAACTTCCAGGTTCAACTGTGAATAGTGTTCCTGTAAATTACTTTGGTCGTGAATTAAAGTTTTCAGGCAATCGTGTATTTTCAGAATGGACAGTCACAATCATTAATGATGAAGATTTCAAGATTCGCAACACATTTGAATTGTGGATGAGTTCACTTAATTCACATGTTAGCAATCTTCGCAGTCTTGTTGAGCCACTATCTTATCAAAAAGATGGAAATGTAAAGCAATATGGTAAAGCAGGCAATGTCATTAAGGAATATAAGTTTGTAGGACTATTCCCAATTGATGTGAGTCCAATCGAACTTGATTGGTCAGCAAACGACACAATTGAAGAATTTGCTGTAACTTTTGCTTATCAGTGGTGGCAATCTACTGGAGAAAATACTTCGTCGCCTCTTACCACAGATTCGCCGTAGGATATTCCTATTACTGGTGCACGTTAAGTGACTATATATCATATAACAGGACGGGGAAAAATCCCCGTCCACTTCAAACTGGAGTGAGTAATGGTCCAACTTTTTGGCTTTGAGATAAGTCGTAAGAAACAACAAGATCAAGAAGAAAAGAATAAGTCTTTTGCGCTGCCACAAAATGATGACGGCGCTGTAACTATTCAATCAGGTGCTTATTATGGCACCTATGTCGATCTTGATGGTGTTGTTAGAAACGAAATTGAACTTATTACTCGCTATCGTGAAATGGCTATGCAACCAGAATTAGAAACGGCCATTGATGAAATTGTCAATGAAGCGATTGTCAATGATGATTCCGAATCTGGTGTTGAGTTAGATACAGACGAACTAAAACAACCAGAAAATATTAAGAAAAAAATTAGAGAAGAGTTTGACTATGTTCTAAAGTTATTAGACTTTGGAAACATGGGACACGAACTATTCCGTCGTTGGTATACAGATGGTAGACTATTCTATCACGTTATCATAGATGAAAAGTCTCCTCAAAAAGGTATTCAAGAACTTAGATATATTGATCCACGCCGTATTCGCAAGATCCGTGAAATTCAAAAAGCAAAAGATACCGAATCTGGTATGGAAATTATCAAAAGCATGAAGGAATACTACCTCTATAATGAAAGAGGTATGATCGGTGCTCATTCTAACTTAGGTACAAAGATTGCAATTGACGCTGTAGTTAATGTTAACTCAGGGCTAATGGACTCAAAGAGAGCAATGGTTCTCTCATATCTCCACAAAGCAATCAAGCCACTTAATCAAGTACGTATGGTAGAAGACGCAACAGTCATTTATCGTCTCTCACGCGCACCCGAGCGTAGAGTATTCTATATTGACGTTGGTAATATGCCAACAATCAAAGCCGAACAGTATCTCCGCGATGTTATGGTCAAGTATCGTAATAAGTTGGTATATGATTCCAGCACAGGCGAAATCAAAGATGATCGTAAGCATCTTTCCATGCTTGAAGACTTCTGGCTACCTCGTCGTGAAGGCGGTAAAGGTACAGAAATCACAACTCTACCAGGCGGTATGAACCTTGGTGAGTTGGAAGACGTTAAGTATTTTGAAAAGAAACTATACAAGGCTCTTGGTGTTCCTATGTCTCGTTTGGAACAATCTCAAGGTTTCTCTCTTGGTCGTTCAACAGAAATCACAAGAGATGAATTAAAGTTCACAAAATTTGTTAATCGTCTTCGTAACAAATTTTCCACACTATTTGATGAATTACTTAAACTTCAACTTGTTCTTAAGAAGATTTGCACTGAAGAAGAATGGAAAGAGTTTAAGGAAAATGTTTGGTATGACTTTAAGAAGGACAACAACTTTACCGAACTTAAAGAGGCTGAACTCCTTCAAA